GGCGGTGGTTCTTCAACATTAGCTGGTTTAACTGAAGTTAATCTTGCTGATTTGGATGTACATGACATTGCATTCCCCGCTGCCACAGTTCATGTAATGACACCAAATGGTTCAAGCGCGTATCGTTCAGATCATTATGGTACAACAGATAATCCAACACTATATGTTAACGCAGGACAAACAATTGCTTTTGATTTAACAGGTGTTACTGGATCACATCCTTTCCAAATTCAAACAACTAATGATGCACAATATAACACTGGATTAATTCATATTGCTACTGACGGTGCAAGAACAACTGGTGCAAGTGCCCAAGGCAAAACAAGTGGTACATTATATTGGAAAGTACCAGGATCTATAAGCGGTGATTACGAATATATTTGTACTTCTCATTCAAGCATGAAGGGAACGATTACTATTGCTGACCCATCATCTAGTGGCGGAAGTAGTTTACCAAGTCGTACTTCCCCATCACAAGCAACAGCTTCAATTGCTAACGGTGCTTCTGCTAACATTGACATTACAGGATTTAAAGGATACGCTCTATATACAATTACAACATCAGCGGCGGCTTGGGTAACACTTTATACAGACGGCACAGCCCGAACAGCCGATGCTTCAAGAGGCGAAGGTACTGATCCAGCTCCAGATGCTGGTGTCATTGCAGAGGTAATTACCACAGGTGCTCAAACAGTAAAACTATCTCCTGGAACAATCGGTTATAATTTAGAATCAACACCAACAACAAATATTCCAGTTACAGTAAGAAATAAAAGCGGTGGAAATGCCGCGATCACAGTTGCCCTACAAATTCTACAATTAGAGGCTTAATTTAAAATGGAAGAATATATTGTCACTCTTCACAACAAAGAAGACCTAGATGATTTCTATAACGACATGGAAACACCTGGTGGCGATCTTTATATTCCTGATAGAGCAGTTGATTTACAATTAAGAAGACCAATAAGTCGTAACACTCATTATATGTTAACACCTGAAGAAGTGATTGAATTAGAAAAAGATCCTCGAGTATTGGGTGTAGAATCAAAAGCATTCCTTGATCTTGTACAATGGGAATTAAATGGGTATTCTAACACTGGGCCATTTAAAAGAAATTTTGACTCGATTTCCGTAACAGACAAAAATTGGGGTTTATATAGGCATACGGTTGGCGATGATATTCCTAGCACTGATTATTATAGTGGCTCAATTGTAGATGTGACTGGCGATGGTAGTGATTTCTTCAAACGTGAAGTTACTGTTAATGGTACAAGAATTATGGCCGCCGGTGCTGTAGGTGGTCAAAGTGCTGTACCCGATGCGTGGATAGAAAAAGTAGGTCGAATGTTCGAACTATTTACAGAGCAGCAAGCGCAAATCGACCCTAACCTTCAAAGAAACATGATTAGAAATCTAAAAGGTTTATCTGGAACCTGGCACGAAGGGTTACCAACACTACAACGAGTAGCAAGAGGTGGTGGGGGTGATTATACTCCAAACTTCTTAACTGACCCAGGAGTTATTAGTTGGAACCTAACAAACTTATTTGATACACACGTTGCTAACGATATGGTTTGGTATTTGAATTCATCTGGTACTCAAGGTGATGGAGATTTAGACGCAGGGGAAGTTATTGAACACATAATGCATACACTTCATATGCATGGATTACCAGCAGACGATATAAAACTGTATGCATACTTAGCAAGTGATTGGGCTTCAGGTGATTTATATGCGGCAATGGAAGAAGCCTATGACGCAGGCAAGTGGGATCCTTCAGGTTATCAAAGTCCATCCAACGCTTGGAAAACAGATTCAGATGCTTTTGAAGTAGCAGCTAAAGAATACTTATACTTATTGAATTTCTGTATGTTTGAATATACAGCTTTATGGGATGGTGGAAGTCTTTCTCCAGAATGGACAGATGATATGCGTACCGAAGCTGGTATACAATCAAACAATCCATTAGGTTATGCTTTCCACAACACACATATTGCTCCAGTAATTAGTAAACCTTCATTAACAACAATACGAAATATATTCCAAGATGGTGATTCAGGCGATCCTACACAAGCAGGCGCATCAGGTTATGTTACTACAGGAAAAAATTGGGGTTCTGATGGAGATTCTTTTGTAGCGACAAACCCACTCACAATTACCGCTTCAGGAAAAAATGTTGATGTATTAATTGTTGATGGGAATATTACAACAACTGCTCAAGCCCACCCAGAGTTTGCCGTTAATGCTGATGGAACTGGCGGAAGTAGAGTACAGCCGTTTAATTGGTTCTCGCTCGCAGCTCAATTAGGATTAGGCGCAAACGGAGGCACAAACGGAATTTATAATTATGGTACAATGGGCAATGAGACTGATACTAATCATGGTGTTCATGTTGCTGGGACTGTGGCAGGAAATACGTTAGGTTGGGCAAGAGAAGCAAATATTTACAGTATAGAAGCTCCCTTAAGTGGCACTACGAATCATGGTTACAGTGGATTACAGTCTGGAACTATGTGGGATTATATTCGTGAATGGCATAATACAAAACCAATTAACTCAGAAACTGGTAGAAGAAATCCTACAATAAGTAATCACAGTTATGGTGGTACACTCAGTAAAGACATTTACATCTCCGGGCCCGCTAATGGTTACGCTGGTTATGATGGAATTGGACAATTTAAATATAGAGGAGTAACCTTTGATAAGTACGGTGATGAGGGTAGTGATTTAACTAATGCTGAATTAGAAGCAAGAGGCATAAATGTACCAGCAGATGGTAATTGGAAAATTCCATACGCAGGGCTTTCTTGGGGAGCAGATATTGCTGATGCAATTGCCGATGGTATTATTATAGTTACTGCGGCAGGAAATTCATATCAAAAAACTGTCAAGTCTGGTGATCAAGATTATGAAAATTACATCTATTTCAGAAGCGGGTCAAATACGTCCGCCTTCAGTGCACCAAGTAATAGGTCCTCAAACATTGGTCTTGAAGCGGCCACTTTAAATGTTGGTTCAATATTTGTTTATAAAAATGATCGTAAAAGAATTGACTCATGTTGTGGTAATGCAGTTGATATTTTTGCGGCCGGTGACGGGATTGTAAGTTCAACTTTAACAAATGGTTTTGGTGGTGTTACTGATCCTAGAAACGGTTCGTATTATCTCAGTAAGATTGGCGGAACAAGTATGGCGGCGCCACAAGTAGCTGGAGTTGTTGCATTACTTGCAGAAAGCAACCCTGGGTTAACTCAAGCTGATGCAAATGCTTGGATTGAAGCAAACGCAACAACTGGTGAAATGTTTGATTCAGGAACTGATAGTAGTACTGACTTTGGAAGTCTACAAGGCGCTCCAAATAAAATATTAATGTGGAAGAATCAAAGACCAGAATCTGGTGCGAGTTTTCCAAAAGTAAATGCAAAAGCAAGACCTACAAGTGGACTGGTGTATCCAAGGCCAAGAATAAGAAAGAGAGGTTAGTCCAATGGATATAAATAAACTAAAATATAGAGAATTATATAACAATGCCTGAAATTTTAACAAACAATTTTAACCAAGACATTAATAAGTTATTCATAGCTGACGCAAAGGCTAACGATGACTATTATATGTTTGTTTCTAGCATAGGTGGAATTGCGCCTCTTGATTCTGCTACTTCTCAAAATGAGTTTCTAGAAAAAACATTATTTGCTAAAAAGATACGTAATCAAGATATTAACTTTATGATAAAGTATTACCCTTGGCAACGAGGTGTTGTGTATACAGAATACGATGATAAAGTAGATCTTGATGGTTTAAACTTTTATGCAGTAGTCGGACCTAACGATAACGACACTGATGATTACAGAGTTTATAAGTGCCTTAATAATAACGAAGGTGTTGGCTCACAAGCACCACCTACTTTTGATGCAGCCAACGTAAATCAAATTTATGAAACTGCCGACGGTTATGTATGGAAGTATATGTATCGTCTCACTACATTACAATTCGAGGCCTATAATGCTTTAGGTTATATTCCAATTGATCCTACTGCAGCTGTTAATCCAGCGGAGGTTTACGGCGGTGGTATATCTGAGATCCAAGTTACTAATGCTATTGTTAATAATGGATATGAAGAAAAGAACGGCCTTATAAAGTCAATTCCTGGCAGAGTTGGTGGAGCCAGTTCTCACGGTAATGTTAAATTAGAAATTGATCCAAAGGAGCAAGATTGGCAAGCAACAGAAAATTACTATACAGGTCAATTCTTCTATGCTACAAACCCAAGTTCAAGTGTTACGAATCTATTTGAAATCAAAGCTTATAAACTGATTCAAGGCAATGGCCTAGCGGAAATTACCGTTGGCGAAGAATTATCAAATCCAAGACGTGGTAACGTAGAGAATGCAACTCAAGCATCTCCTGTCGTAATTACATCAACATCTCATAACTTAGTGAATGGTCAACCAATTACATTTAGAAATGTTGTTGGTATGACAGAATTAATTGTAAATGAAGCAGACATAGACACACTTGCCGCAACTACTTTTTATGTACAAGTTGTGAATGCAGATACATTTCAATTGAAATCAGATGCATTATTAACAACAGATCTTGATGGTACTGGTTTTGGCGGATACGTGTCAGGTGGTACATGGAAAGGTTTAACAGACTTCATGGTATCAACAGCAACGATTAATGCAAATATTAAAATCTTCCCACGCGTTAAAATAAGCGGTGATGGAGATGGGGCGGTAGCAGTACCTGAAATTGATAATGGTGGTATTAATAAAATTATTCTTTTAAATAAAGGCACAGGATATAATAACGCTATTGCGGAAGTTGTGGATCCTCTTATTGATTTCAACCCAGGTGGTACTGAATCAGCAGATGTAAGAGCAACCATTCAACCTATCATTGAACCGAAAGGTGGCCATGCTTATAATTTATTAGATGAATTTAGATGTAAACATTTTTCAATGTATGCTTATATTACAGCAGACGACAATACAAAAATTGGTGATAAGAATACATACGGCTGTATTGGTATTGTAAGAAGTCCAACATTTAAAGATATGTCAGGTATACCAACATGGAGAAGCGGACAAGCAAATACCGCAACTGAACCTGATGTCTTCGATAATAGAATTGCGATTATAACAGATGATTATGGAAGATTAAACGCAAATAGTACAATCACGCAAGTTAATGTAAATAACGATATTGTATTCCAAGCTCAAATACACGAGATTGATGAAACTTCAAATACAGTATTTTTAGCAGAATACGTAGGACCATATAGAAATAATGCCCTGGTTGGTAATGGAGATACATCGTTTGATCCAAATCTGGCAATTACCTCAAATACTGGTCAGAGAATAACAATAAATAATCCTATAGCAGATAATGTTATCTATTCGGATTACAAACAGAGAACAGGCGAAGTGTACTTCATGGAGGACTTCTTCCCATTAGCAAGAACCGACCTCTCAAGAGAAGAATTTAAATTTGTACTGGAATTTTAAGGAACGTAAGTAAAGATGCCTATTAATAAAAACTTAAACCAAGCACCATACTTCGATGACTATGATGCCGAGAAGCAGTTCTATCGAGTTATGTTCAAGCCTGGGTACGCGATACAGGCAAGAGAACTTACACAACTCCAGACTATGCTTCAAAATCAGGTTGAGTCATTTGGAGATAATATTTTCAAAGAAGGTTCAATTGTAAAAGGATGTAACTTTACAGAACTTGATGATCTTCAAT